TTGTTGACCGTATGGAAGACAAGATGAAACTGATTGAGTTGGCATTGACCATGGCATATGACGCCAAGGTGAACTATGTCGATGTGATGTTCCAAGTTCGTATGTGGGATACCATCATCTATAACTATCTTAAGAAGAGAGACATTGTTGTACCTCCTAGAGATAGAAGTGAAAAGGATAAAAGATACGAGGGTGCATATGTAAAACAACCTATTCCTGGTGTCTATGACTGGGTGGTGTCGTTTGACTTGAACTCCCTGTACCCTCACCTGATGATGCAGTACAACATCTCTCCTGAGACCCTGGTGGAGGAGAAACATCCATCTGCAACCATTGATAGAATCTTGAACAAAGAGATCACCTTCGAGATGTATAAGGATTACGCAGTCTGTGCAAACGGTGCAATGTTCCGTAAGGACATCAAAGGGTTCATGCCTGAGTTGATGGAGAAGATGTATGCAGAACGTAAGATCTACAAGAAGAAGATGCTTATCTGTCAACAGAAACTAGTTGATACTGAGGCACTTCTTAAGAATCGTAGAGATCCTGTATTGGAGAGACAGAAAAAGGAACTTGTCAATAATATCGCCAAGTTCAATAACTTCCAGATGGCTCGTAAGATTGCATTGAACTCTTGTTATGGTGCAATTGGTAATCAATACTTCCGATATTTCAAACTCGCAAATGCAGAAGCAATTACCATGTCGGGCCAAACTTCTATTCGATGGATTGAGAACAAGGTAAATGGGTATCTAAATAACCTATTACAAACTCAAGACACGGATTATGTCATTGCATCTGACACTGACTCAATCTATATTAACTTTGGACCTATTGTTGATAAATTTCTTTCTAGTAAGTCTGATAATAAGGTTGAGGTTGTGTCCATACTTAACAAGATCTGCGAAGAGAAGTTGGAACCTTTTATTGAGGAGTCTTACCAGGAACTTGCGACGTATGTAAACGCATACGACCAGAAGATGCAGATGAAACGGGAGAACATTGCAGACCGTGGAATCTGGACAGCAAAGAAGAGATACATTCTCAATGTGTGGGACAGTGAAGGGGTTAGATATTCAGAACCTAAACTGAAGATTATGGGTATCGAGGCAGTCAAGTCATCTACACCTGCACCATGTAGGAAGATGATTAAGGATGCTCTTAAGTTGATGATGAACGGTACCGAAGATGAGGTAATTAATTTTATCGAAGACTCTCGAAAGAAGTTTAATAACATGCGACCAGAAGAGATTGCATTTCCTCGTTCAGTTTCTGATGTAAAGAAACATAAGAGTTACTCAACTATCTACGGTAAGGGTTCGCCCATTCATGTTCGTGGGGCACTTCTATATAATCATTATATTAAAGAGTGTGGGTTGACAAATAAGTATTCTTATATCAACAATGGTGAGAAGATTAAGTTTATCTACCTCAAGAAACCAAACATTATTAGAGAAAATGTAATCTCGTTCATTTCAGATTTCCCTAGTGAGATTGGTCTTGACAAATACATTGACTATGACCTACAATTCAGCAAAGCTTTCCTCGAACCACTCAAGACTATTCTTGATGCGATTGGATGGCATGTTGAGAAAACTGTAAACCTTGATTCATTTTTTGCCTGATGGACTTCTTAAAAGATATTGTAAAAGAGATTGGTGATGAGTATACCCAACTTGCCTCAAACATCGACGACACAGAAACCTATGTGGACACGGGTTCTTACGTTCTTAATTCACTGGTCTCAGGTTCTATATTTGGTGGTGTTTCTGGGAATAAGATTACTGCCATTGCTGGTGAGTCTTCTACTGGGAAGACTTTCTTTAGTCTCGCTGTGGTTAAGAATTTTATGGATAGTAATCCTGACGGTTACTGTTTGTACTTTGACACTGAGGCAGCAGTTAACAAGTCTCTTCTTACACGTCGTGGGATCGACTTAACCAGACTGGTTGTTGTGAATGTTGTAACAATTGAACAGTTTAGACAGAAGGCACTACAGGCTGTTGATATATATTTGAAGACACCAGAAGACGAACGTAAACCTTGTATGTTCGTGTTAGACTCTTTGGGTATGTTATCGACTGAGAAAGAGATAACTGACGCATTGAATGACAAACAAGTTCGAGACATGACCAAATCTCAACTTGTCAAAGGTGCATTTAGGATGTTAACATTGAAACTTGGTCAAGCAAATATTCCAATGATTGTTACCAATCATACCTACGATGTTATTGGCTCTTACGTTCCTACAAAAGAAATGGGTGGTGGCTCTGGTCTTAAGTATGCTGCTAGCACTATCATCTATCTCAGTAAGAAGAAGGAGAAGGATGGAACGGAAGTCGTTGGAAATCTTATCAAGGCAAAGACTGCTAAGTCGCGTTTAAGCAAGGAGAATAAAGATGTTACTATTCGTCTCTATTACGATCATCGTGGTCTTGATCGTTATTATGGCTTACTTGAGTTAGGAGAACTTGGTGGACTATGGAAGAATGTTGCCGGACGTTATGAGATGGACGGTAAGAAAGTCTATGCTAAGGCAATCCTGAAAGACCCAGAAACATATTTCACCCCAGAGGTGATGGAACAATTAGATCAAATCGCACGGAAAGAGTTTAGTTATGGAGAAGGTTGAATTTCTTGTACTCAAGAATCTATTACATAATGAAGACTTCTTAAGAAAATGTATTCCCTTTATCAAACCAGATTATTTCCAAGATGCCAATCAACGTATTGTATTTGAGGAAATAACTGACTTTGTAAATCAGTATAATGATGTACCAACTCAAGAGATTCTTTCTATTGAGATTGAAAAGAGAAGTGACATCAATGAGACTAACTTCAAGGAAGTTACTCAACTCATTAGTTGTCTAGAAAACGAACCAACCGACCATGAATGGTTGTTAAATACCACTGAAAAGTGGTGTAGAGAAAGAGCCATCTATTTGGCTTTAATGGAATCGATTCAGATTGCCGATGGTCAGGACAATAAGAAAGCTCCTGATGCAATTCCTTCTATTCTTTCTGATGCACTTGCTGTAAGTTTTGATAATCATGTTGGTCATGATTATCTTCTAGACTACGAAGAGAGATATGAGTCTTACCACAGAAAGGAGAATAGAATACCATTCGACCTGGACTTCTTTAACAAGATTACAAAAGGTGGTCTTCCTAATAAGACACTCAACATCGCCCTTGCTGGGACTGGTGTCGGCAAGTCTTTGTTTATGTGTCATATGGCTTCTTCTGTTCTCCTTACTGGTAAGAACGTATTGTATATTACTATGGAGATGGCTGAAGAGAAGATTGCGGAAAGGATTGATGCTAATCTTTTGAATGTAAATATTCAAGACATAGGCGAACTTCCTAAACAGACTTTTGAGAAGAAGGTAACAAACCTCGCACAAAAGACTCAAGGAACACTTATCATCAAAGAATACCCAACTGCGAGTGCACATAGTGGACACTTTACCGCACTTCTCAATGAGCTTGCTCTTAAGAAATCATTTAGACCTGACATTATTTTTATTGATTACCTCAATATTTGTGCTTCCTCTAGGTATAGGGGAGGTAGTAATGTTAATTCATATACAGTTATTAAAAGTATTGCTGAAGAACTTAGAGGATTGGCTTGCGAAGCAAACGTCCCTATCGTATCTGCCACGCAGACCACTCGTTCTGGTTATGGTAGCTCTGATGTCGAGCTTACTGATACTTCTGAGTCCTTTGGTCTCCCTGCTACTGCTGATCTTATGTTTGCCCTTATTAGTACTGAAGAGCTCGAATCCTTGGGACAGATACTTGTAAAACAATTGAAGAACAGATACAATGATGGTAACGTTTACAAGAGATTTGTGATTGGTATTGATCGTGCTAAGATGAGACTATACGATTGTGAACAGACAGCACAGGATGACCTTCTTGACAATAAGAAGGATGAGGAGTATACTTATGATGATAAACCCAAAAAGACATTTGAAGGGTTCAAGTTCTAATGAAACTAAGACGACAAGAAACTATGCTCAATATTGCTAAAGAAGAAACTCCTGAAGGAACTAAATTCACTATGTCTCAAAATAAAATTGATCCAGAAAAATATGTTGACTTCGTTCGTCAAACAACAAGTCAACCAAGTCTTGATTGGCCTACCCTTTCAAAAAGACTTACTGAACTTGAAGTCAAAGATGACTGTAACGTTACTCAACTGATGACTGCAGCATTTGGTTTGACTGCTGAGGCTGGTGAGTTTGCTGAAGTTGTGAAGAAGATGTTCCTTCAAGGTAAACCCTACACAGAAGAGAATGTCTTTCATATGAAGCGTGAGATGGGTGATATTATGTGGTACATGGCACAAGCATGTATGGCACTTGACACTGACTTCGATGAAATTCTTTCAATGAATGTAGAGAAACTCTCTGCTCGTTATCCAGAAGGAACATTTGATGTTCAGTATTCCGAAAACCGTAAAGAAGGAGATGTATGATTACACTTGAACTAAACTTACAACAAGCAGCAGTAGTTCGTCAGGCTCTGTTTGTAGAACAGAAAGGTTACACACTTGACCCTACTTGTACCCCGGCACGTATTGTCGATGTTCGTAATGTCATTGCAACACTTGACAAAAAAATTGACGATGCACTAGAATACGAAACACACGGTAAGTAATATGACATACGACTTTTCTTTTGCACATTCTCCTGAAGGATTTGATAATCATATCAACGATAGTATCAGAGGTTACTCAAACCTTCTGGAAGACACTGTATCATTCTCCAGGTACTTTGTAGAAGATCACACAAAAGTCGTTGATGTTGGGTGTTCAACTGGTAAACTTACCAAGATGATTATTGGTAACAACCCTAATCGTCAGTATGCACATTATGTTGGTGTAGAACTTGCTGGTAGTTTCTATGATGACCTTGAAGAACGTCATATTGAAGTTCGGAAAGAATACCCTAGTGCAATATTGGAATGGGTCCGGGGTAATGTTACTAACTATGAGTTCAAGAACTGTTCTCTGGTAACATCACTATTCACCCTACAGTTCATGCCCAAGACTACCAGACAGGAGACCATCAATAAGATATACAATGGTCTCAATGAGGGTGGTGCATTTATCTTTGCCGAGAAGTTGATGTGTGAGAATGCATTCTTCCAAGAACTTCTTACCTTTAATCATTATGATTACAAGAGAGAGACATTCACTGCTGAACAGATCATGGATAAGGAGAAACAACTTCGTGATATGCTGAAACCTAATACATGGTCTGAACTACGAGACATGGTAATGACTGCAGGGTTCAAGGACTGTCAAATCTTCTGGAGAAATCATCAGTTCGTTGGAGTAATTGCAATCAAGTAATGTGTGGAATTGTTGGAGGGTTTGATCTCCCTCAAATTGAAAAAGGTCTTAATGCTATAGTTCATCGAGGTCCAGATAACCAACAGATTGTCCAAATGGAGAACATCTATTTTGGGCATGTTCGTTTATCTATTATCGATACTAGTAATGATTCAAACCAACCATTTAAGTATGGTAATACTACTATGGTATTCAATGGTACTATTTGGAACTATCGTGAGTTAAGAAATGCGTTGAATATTGAAACAAAAACTTCAGGTGACACTGAGGTTCTTTGTGCTATATTGGATAGGTACGGTATTGATGGATTGAAGAAAGTCCAAGGAATGTTTGCTATTGCATTCACTCAAGGAGACGGTTCTATCACCATAGTAAGAGACCGACATGGGGAAGTTCCACTTCATTACTCATTGTTGAGTGGTCTATTTCCATCATTCAGTTTCTGTTCAGAGATGAAGGGTCTTCTTGCCATGGGTGAGAATGGTAAAACAATTAAAATGTTAGAACCTGGTTCTTATATTAAGGTTACTTCTGATTATAATATTGAAGAAGGGTATTGGTACAGTATTAGAGACCACATTACAGATACATCTACATGGAATTTTGATGAGTCTAAATCAATAGTTCATAGAGATATCACAATGGGTTCTCTTGAGAGAACTGTTGCTGATGTTCCTGTGGCATGTCTTCTCTCTGGTGGTATTGACTCTGCAATTACTACTTTGGTTGCATCAAAACATATTCCAAATCTAGTAACATATACTGCGGTTCATGATGAGAAGTCTAAAGATTTATTGTCTGCCAGA